GGTGGCTCCACTGGCGCAGCGGGGACCGGCTCTGCCTCGGGCTTCTTGGTTGCCAGCTTCCTGAGCGTGGTCAAAGGCCCATCGACCTTCTTCTTGGGTGCCTGTGGCTCCGCGGTCTCCGCGGGCTTCTTCTCGTTCTCAGACATGAACTGCCTCCTCGATTAGGAACAGGGAGTCGCACAACGGACACCGATCAGGCGCCGGCGGACTCCAGCGCGCCCCGCAATACCCGCAGTGCGTCACCCCATCGATAACTCGGACCGTGGCGATGGTCGCCCCGTGCGGGAGGTCGCCGCGCTTGCGAGCGTTCCTGATCTCCCACCACCAGGCAATCTCCGGCGGCCATTCGCCGGTCTCCTCCCGCCAGACGAGCGCCTTCGCACGTATGCGCCGCAACTCGTCCGGCGAGAGGAACTCCATTCGGTTGTCGTACCAGGGCAACGCTGAGAGGTCCTCTCGCTCTTCGAGCGCGAGCACCCGGTCCCACCACTCTGAGATCGGCAGGCCCGGAGGCACCTCACGCTTATTGCCCACGATCACTCGCACTACGAAGGCTCCACGTAGACCTGAGAGCCTGTGGCAGCCGCGCCCTGGACCTGCTTCTGCGGGTACGCGTACCCGTACAGGACCATGTAGCCGTTCGCGGTGTCGACGCCCGAGTCGGACGTTTCCGCCACGTAGAACCGCACGTGTTCGAAGCCGTTGTCGATGTCCAGGTTCTCGGCCCGCGCCTCGATCAGCACGAAGTCGCCGTCGGCGTCCACCGGGTTGTCGGTGTCGTAGTCGCCGCCCGAGGCGTCGGTGGTCAGGTCCTTCACGCCCGTGCCGGCCGCCGCGGACGCCTGCTGCAATCGGCACTCGTCCAGATCGTCGGTCGCGTTCCACGTACCGATCTCGACGTAGGCCATGACGCGGCTGTAGTTCTTCATGTTCTCGTAGCCGGTCTGCCCGTTCGTGCCGCCGACGTCGGCCGCGAACGGCTCGCCGGCGACCGCGTTCAGCAGGTCGATCGGCGAGATCAGTGCGTGCTCGGAAAGTCGCATCGAAGTTCTCCTATTGCTCGCGGTCAGGCTTTTGCCTGCGCCACTAGGCCAGTTACGCTCTCGCAGCCAGGGACACGAACGGAGACAGCGTGTTCGTACCGTTGCGCGGGGTGATCGCCGAGTCGATCCACGGCCTGCCATCCACGCGCTGGATGAACCTCCAGACGGTCCGGTCGTTGATGAACTGCACGTGCGGGGAGGTCGCCACGGTGAGCGACTGGCGGTCGCCGATCAGGTAGTAGCCGAAGTCGCCAAGCACGATGTCGCCGGCGTCCCCCAGGGTTTCCGCTTTCTCCGTGAAGATGACCGGCCTGCCGAGCAGGGTCGCGGGGGCTCCCGCCGCGCCGTTCTGCACGAAGATCGGCGCGCCGCCGGTGCCGACTGACAGGGACATCGTGTAGAGCTGCGGGATCGTGTCCATGTGGGCGTACCACACGGCCCGGCCCAACGACGTCGGTAGCATCCGGGCGTACATCTTCACGATGTTTTCCCAGACGAGCGTATCCGCCGACTGCCCCGACTCCTTCGAGACGGAAATCAGCGCGTCGGCGTTCAGCACACCAAGGGGTTGACCGGCGCCGGAGCCTGCAACGAAGGCGTCGTCTTCGAAGTAGCTGAGCGCCTCTGCGAACAGCGGGTTGACCGTCGCCTCGACTGCGATCGCGGAGTCTGCAAGCAACTCGTTCCCCAAGACCGTGTAGGCCGTCTGCTTCTTCGCCGTGAGGCGAACCTGGCTGAACGTCGGCTGGTTGGTGTTCGAGGACACATCCGCGCCCTCGGCCGCCCAGTTGTTGACGATGCCGCCGTAGACGTTCGAGGCGTGCGAGGTCTCCCGGATTGCCGGGAGTGCGAGGCTGGACCGTCCCATCGGGATCACGCGGGCCCGTGGCCGCACGAGCGCGGTTTCGAGCGACAGCCTGAGCAGCTCGGCCCGGAACTCCTCGGGCACCAGGAAGCCGCCATCTGCGCCCTCCGATTCGTTGAGCACCTTCAGGCGGGTGTCGGGGCCGCTGCGGTGCCAGGCGGCCTTGTAGAACTCGCCGGCGTTCTTGAACTTGCCATCGAGCTCAGCGCCGGTGGCTTCGGAGTTTGGCTTCTGCCCCTTGTCCGCGTCGTCGGAGGCAGGAAGGCGTCGGACGGGCTTGTCGAAGCCCTGGTCCTTCACGAACTTCTCAAGGACCTCGTCCATCTGCGACCGGATGGCCTTCGCGATCTCGCCGTCGCGCATCGCGTTCTTCGCGTACTCGACCGTGAACGCCCGGAACTTCGCCGGGTCGGCGAGCAATTCGCCTCGCCGCTTGTCGTCGAGCAGGACCTCTTCGAGCTGGTCAGGTCGCTCGGGAGCGGTAATAGTCGTCATGGCAGCCAAAACTCCTTCACGAGGTCGATAGCCTCGTCAACTACGCGGTTCGGTGTGTTCGGAGAATCCCCGGCGTCCGGCCGCGCCCTGACAGCCGGAGCCGGGGACCCCAAGGGAGGTGAGGCCAGGCCGTTTTTGCCGAGCGTCGCCGAAATACGCTCCGCAATGGCGTCCAGTAACGCCTCGGTCTGGCTGTCAAATGAGTTTGCGAGCGTGATCGAGGCCGGAATCTTCAGATCCTTCAGCGCCTCGTCCACGATCTCGGCGATGGCCGGGTGCAGGCCCTTGGCCGAACGGATCACCTGCAAGGCGTCCGCGTTGGCCGGGATGGTCACATGGGAGACTTCCAGAAGCTCCTGTCCGTTGAACTCGTAATGGCCCCAGAAGTCGCCGTCAGACTCGTCGCCCTCGATCCGCTTGGCCTTGTCCATGTCGGGGATGAAGCCGACCGAGAACGCGGCGCGGCCCTTGGAGGCGAGCTTAAAACCCCAGTCGGCCTGCTCGTTCCCCTCGCCCACGTAGTAGCGGGCGGTGCCAACGAGCTTGCGGCCCTTGACGGCCATCTCCTCCCACTCGCCGATCTGCGAGCGGAGGTCGTAGTAGTCATGTGATGCGAGGAGGACGGGGTGGAGCATGAACGACTTCATATCCCAGCCGTCCTGCCGGATGATGTCGCCTTGCCGGTCGGTGGATTCGGTCGACACAACGGCCTCGACGCGCCCAGACGCGGCGTCGAGCACCTTGACCTCGGACCGGATCAACTTGCGTCGGATCACGTTTCCCCCGCAAAACAAAACGCCCGACGACTCGTTCTAAGAGGTTCGTCGGGCGCTGTGGCGCTCTAGGCGCTCTGGCCGTCTATTCGGTTGTCGGCCCTATGTGAATCTTGGTCCCGGAGACAGGATTCGAACCTGTGACCTCGACGTTATGAGCGTCGCGAGCCGACCACTGCTCCACCCCGGAATATGACGGTGCGCTCGGGCTACCCGCGGCGCTTTCCGTCGGCAACAACTCTAATGCACAACCGGGGGTTACTGTCAAACGGCAGGCGTCAGCACCTTCGCCACACCAGCCGTGAACCGCACCGCCACGCGGCACTTCCCGCACCACCCCGTGGCGTCCGAGACGTCCCGTAACAGGAGCTTCGAGCACTGCGGGCACCGGCCCTCGCGGGTAAGGCGAGGCGTGGCCGATTCCTCGTGAAGCTCCCTCGTGCGGTAATCCGTCTTGCACATACAGTTCGGATGCGCGGGAACCGTGTCGTGGCCCGACACGAACAGGCTGCCGATCTCGACCCAGCCCTGCGCCTCGTTCGCCAGGCACGTCTCGTCCACCCTCGGATCGGCCGCGCCCTGGGTGCGCCAGTGCTTCTCGTCGCGGCCCATCGACTGCGCGGCCTGCTTCTGGCCCTGTCCGAGTCCTGTAGCCGTCTCAGTGCGAGCGACGCGTGACGCACGATCACGGCTGAACATGAAGTCCTCTCGCAGGTTCTTTTCGAGCGTCTTGAGCGAGTCGCCCCGCTCTATCGTCTGCGCGACCAACTCCCCGACTCGTGCGCGCGTCTGGGCGACCACGTTCACGTCGCCGGTCACCTGCAGGAGCGCGGCCCCGCGTTCCCGTGAGTACGCGGCGGCGATCCGCTGCACTTCCCCCACGGCCAGGTCCGGGAAGTCCATGATGAGCGCCTGCGTGACCACCAGCGTCAGTTCGTCGATGACGGCCGCGCCGTACCGGGTCCACCAGTCCCAGTCGTAGCCCGCGAGGTCCGAGACTTCGATCTTGACCACTTCTGTTTCGTTGACGACGGCAGCCCTGTAGTACCTGACCGCCTTGAACTGCTCCATGAACGCCGCGATCGCGTCAGCCTCGTCTCCAAGGCGTTTCGTCCATCCCGCTCGCATCACGGCCTCGGCGCGCTGTACCGGAGTCGTGAGCAGGTTGTCATCGCCCATCTCCAGCGCGAACGAGCGCGTACGGGCCGACAGCGCGAATGGCGAGACCGGGGCGGGTTTGAACTTCTCGCCGTCCGGAACCGCGGCCTCGCCCAGGCGCCGGCGTCCCTCGTTCAGCGTGAGCAGCCCCCCGCTGTAGCCCTGGGTGGCCTCCAGGAGCAACGCCGCATGATCCTCCGGCACCGGGTCCACGAAGTCGAACTCCATGCCCTCGCCGAACATCGGCAGCAGCCGTTCGTTGAGCGCAGCGCGAATCCTGATCAGCCTGGGCTTGATCACCCAGCGGGCGAACATCACATCTCCCGCCTCGGCATTGGCCCGGTTCACTGACTCCGTGATCCCCATGACCGACAGGGGTACCCCGTACGCGCCGAGGATGTTGTCACGGGTCAACTTTCTCAACTGTTCATATTGCATGTCCCGCTGACTCATCGAGACATCGACCCACTTCGCGCGCTCCAGGAACGCGACGCGGTGCGCGTTCGAGATCCCGGAGTGCTGGGCGTTCCAGTGCGCCCGCATCCGCTCGAACTCGGGGTCCGAGAGTGTGCGGTCGACCTCGACGATTCCGCCTGGTCTCGCCGAGTTGCGGAAGAACGCCCTCGACCACAGGACGCTCATGTGCTCGGCGTCGAGCTCAGGCAGTAACGCCTGCACCGGACCGGCGCCCCGGTAGGGGTTCATGGGGTTCGGCATGAGGATCGGGACTATCTCGTCGGGGGCCAGCATGAACTTCTGCCCGCCGATCTTGTACCAGTAGCCCGAGATGAACTCGGTCGGGTGGGGGATCGGCTCCACCCGATCGGGCCGCAAGGCCATCAGTTCCACCGGCAGGCCCATGCGGTTCTTGAGCACCAGGAGCCACGCCTCGCCGGTCAACTCCTCGTGCTGCTGGAAGCCTTCGATAAACTGGTGCCCGGTCAGGAACGGAGAGGCATCCCGCCACAGACTGAGGGCCGGATGCGCCTCGATCTCGACGCGCTCGCGTGCCTTCCGATAAAGCTTCCACTCGACGGCCGCGACCGTGGAGGCGATCCGGGAGACGACCGCGAACAGCCAGCCGACCTGCGAGTAGGTCATCATCTCCGCGACGTGGTCGACCGCGCCCGCCACCCCGAACGCGTAGCCGCCCGCGTTCGTGGTCATCGGAACTCGGCTGATGGTCGGAGCGCGAACGACGAGCGAGGTTATTGCCCTACTCAGGAGCGTCATCGGTTTACCCTCGTGCTGCGATACATGTCCCGCAGGGCGCGCAAATACTCGTCTGGCGTCATCATCGGCACCTTGAAGTCCTGCTCAACGACTTGCCGCACGCCTTCGGATAGGCGGTCGGCGGCGAGGATCGAGAGTTGCATCTCGACGTACTTCTCGGCTTCCAAGAGCTTCGCGCTGGCGAATGCCTCGGCCACACGCC